CTCAGCCGAGCCTTGCGTTTCTGAATTTATTGCATCTGCCTGAGCATCGACTTGATTCTTTTGTAACTCTCTTCCTTGAGCTTCTTGGCGTTCCATTTCGTTTACAAGAGCTAGAACTTTTATTATCCTTGCTTCATTCATAGATGCAATTTCCGTTATTGCTCTGGCACGGTCTAAAGCAGCTTGTGCTATATTTTGCTGGCTTTCAGACTCTCTTTCGTCTTTGAGGGCTAGATTGCTAATAACTCTAGATCTTCTTTCCTGTGCAAGACCAAGGTCAGCTTCTTTCTTAGCTTGAATGCCTTCAAGTTGCGCCTGGGACACAGCTTGAGCTTGCGCAACAACTTTAGATTGCATTTCATCACGTGCTTTCATAGACTCTTCAAGATCTGATAGGCCAGCCATAGAAAGAGCCTTAACAATTTCTTCTTGTGGAACATCTACTATTCCATCTTTCTTAAGATTTACTAGCTCGTAGTAGTAAGCATCTTTCTGAGATTTTGATCTCACACCCTCTTTAATTACTGCGTCGTACTGCTCAAATTCTTTTTCATAAAATTGTTCTGTTGGTGTTTCGGCAAGAATTCTTTCTACTTTTCCGGGAGGATAATGGTTTTGAATTGCCTTTAGCACAAGACCGCCAAGAACCTGTTGAGATGTTTCAACATTGTCAAATATCTTTCTATTACCTCTTAAACCCTGTGCTATCCTTACCTGGGCAAGTCTACCAGATACCTGCGTATTACCTTTATCGTCTACACCAAGTACACTTTCGTTAACGTTCGATAAAGTAAGAGTTAATTGATCTAAAACCTGTTGGTACTGAATAAGCTCTGGGGAGGCACTACCACCTCTTAACTCTTGTACGGAATCGAGACCTTGTGGTGCGTTTTCTGCATCGACACCAATGATTTTATTTTGTCCAGATTGCTGCATATCTTGAGGATCTGGTACAGAACCAATAAGGTATTTATACCCTGTTGATATTGTGCTATCCATCATATCAACGATCTTCATGTGGCGCTTATTAAACTGCCTTTGAGCGCTCCAATTACTAGATGCAATGCCCTGAATGCGCTGTGATGGCATCCATATTGACGGCTCCATATAGCATATTAATGGCACAAATGGATATGTTTCATTGATTCCTGTCTTGTCATCTCCGCAGTAGAATCTTTGACCGTTAAGAAGAATATTAAGCTCTACGAAGGTTCTTTCAACGTTTCTTATTTCTATTTCAGGAATTTGATCTTCGGGTATTCCTAAAATATCAGAATCCATTCTCATATACTCAAAACGTCTAATACCTAATTTTAGCTTATCTTTTTCGTCCTTGGATAAATCTGTAATGTCTCGATAATATGACGCCTTGACATCTACAAGAAATTGACGTGTCCGAGTTACCTTTTTATAATACTGATCATATGCTATGAGATTTCTGTTTCTCGAAAATGTTGTAAATTCTGGGTGATATGAAAGGAATTTATCATCCCGATAACTCATTGTAAGATCGTCAATTTCCTTGCCATCGATGAATGGGAGAAGCTGTTTAGCGTACTGCTTATCAATCAAGTCACGCGTGATAGCAAATGCACAGTCAGAAAGATCAATTGATTCGAATGTGGGGTCAAGATAAAAAGAATTGTATGTCCTCTTAAAAAACTTGATGTCTCCATTGATAAAATCCCTTGAATAGTCCATGTGAATCCCACATAAAGACATACCAGATTTAAACGCTTCATCGGCTGCATCTAAAAATACCGGATAACCCAGACCCTTGTCCCATATGTAATAGGATAGTTTTGTAAACTGGTCCGCAGTTTTTTGGTCAGAACCCTCAATAGGTGAGTATATAATTTGGTTAATATTGTCGCGCAAGTATCCTGAAAAGAATTGAAGAGGTCTGCGCATAATATTGAGTTCTAGAGGTTCTCTACCTTCTTTGATTAGCTCTCTTCGCTCTTGATCACTCCAAGTATAACCGGATGCTGCTAGGGTATATACTTGAGCGTCTTTTACAAATGGAGCCCAATAATCATGAGCATATCGGTAATTTTCTTGAAATTCACCACGGATTTCATTGTCTGTTAGCATATTTTCTCGCTATATTGTTGACTTTACCATACACATCATATCTTTAAATAAAAAATAAAATCTATCAATAGGGTTTTTTTATTCTTCCCTCTACAGCCTTCCTGTGTTTTTCCATCGCTCCGCCCATAGATGTTACAGTCTCTATATGTCCTATAGCTTGGCACATATATTGAAAAGCATCGGCATAGTTAGATGCTTCATTATGCAACGGATCTTCCATGTATCTTCCTAATGCTTCATTCCATTTCTTTCTATACTTTACGATGTTGTCTAAAAGAGTCTTAACTTTAGCTACATTAAAGACGCAACGAGAAAGTTTGTTTTTTGCATAGGAAATTGAGAGTTGTTTATCCATTCTTGGTAAAACGATGAACTTAGTATTAGTGGCACTGAAAAGTCTCCTAAAGTCTCTTTCATAGGTATTGCTGACATCTAAAATATCCCTTTTAACACTATCGTGAGGCAGAAAAATTGTTTGATAAAGATATTTTTTATCTTGCAAGAGAAACTTTGCGTAGAAATCAATCCCTTTATTCTTGTCTTCGTAATAATCTATGATTCGGATTTCTCCGTGGGCATTTTGAAAGAATATAATTACTGTTAGATCGTTTACACCGATATCCATAGCTACGTAGACAGGTAGCAAAGCATCATATAAAGGTGTATATAAGCACCTATTTTCGGTATATGCTTTTTCTATGCCTTCAGCAAAATAAAATGCGTCAGAAGATGAAAGAAATGCCTCTGAAATAGTACTTGGAAACTCCTGCTTAATTTTATCACCAAGAATTCTAATTTGTGCAGCGTACCAATTTCTTTGTGGTTGAGTAATAGTACATGAAAGTTCTTTCTCTATTTTTGCAAAGTAATCTGTTAGAGAGACATCATAATTTATTTTCTCTTCAAGTACGTAAGCTTTTTCCTGCATCCAGTTATAAAAAAATAAGTGATAATCTAAAGAAGATATATCATCATTTCCTCTCCTAGATGCATCTGTAACCATTTCAGCAAAGAATCCTTCGTTACCTTCTCCAGTGCTTTCTATTATTACTTTTCCATCGATAGGAACAGTTTGCAGTGTACCTGTGATTACCTCTTCTGCCTTTTGAGGGTTACGTGCACATGTTTTTCCAAATTCTGATACAAGAACTAATTGGTATGCCCCTCCTCGCAGTGTAGTATCAACGCGTAGCATAGAACCATTAGCAAATGTTATCTCGCGCGCAGACCTATTGATAACATCAACCTTCAGCCATGACGGGAGATGATCAAGAGCGTACCCAATTATACGTTTAAATATATGCTGAGCATGTTCTAGCGAGTAACTGACAATTCCAGCAGAAAGGTTTTTTGTCCATATGCACTCATCAAGTAAATAAAGTACTGAAAACGTGCTCATGCCTAGCTGTCTGGCCTTTAATATGATATTCCTATTATGGAGATTATCAAATACGTTTTCCTGGACATGATTTAAGTTAAACCGTCTATCTCCTCCATTCCTGTCAATGATATGATATAGATTGTTAAGACGATATTTCTTGTCGTGACATAGTTCTAGATTAACTTTCATCTATGATTTTTTTTAAGGATAAAATTTGCTCTGTTGTCAGTGATGCAGTTGGGTTAGAATCTTTTTGCAATGCAGCCGCATGTTCAGCCATTTGTTTTCTTTCATCTTTTAAGAAGTGGTCGTAGGTAGATGCGTTGAGGTCATATGCCTTCACGTGTATCTTGTTTTCGTTTAATCTTTGCTCTCTACGCTCACCCAAATATGCTTTTGCGCCTTCATACGCTCGACGAAAGTCAGTGCATTCTCTCGCCCATAAAGTGATTTTAGACGGCTCTAAAGGAGGATTATAAGAAATGCAGAACCCGTTTAGATTGATGCTATCGTCTTTTTTTGCCCACTCGATTAAATCCAAAGCAACTTGTGCACGATCGTAAGTTCGTGGTCTTCCCATCACCATAATTGATCCTTTTTTAGTTTGTGAAAAAAAACCCCGGCAACGCACCGGGGAACCTTTAACAAGAGAGTCTAATGCGTTAGACTAATTTCAATCTAAATTTTCTTTCAAATAATCGCAATATATATTTTATATTTTATGTAAGCAACAGGTTGAAGTTAAGTTGCTTTTTGTGTATATTGCCTCTGAACAAGTGTTTAGTGGCCTCTGCATTTCCTTAAGATCTGTTTCTTTTGGAAGTGCAGTTTTTTAAGAGATATAAAAATGAATCCAAGTCTCAGCAGTCCTCAATTTCAAGCAGCAAGAAGCTCATTTGATTATTCTACTCTTGCTTACCCTTTTTTTACCAAAAGTCACCTACAGCCAGAAAACTTGTACAACATTGACCATGTGATAATGTCGTTTGTGAAAAAGAGGTTGTTGAAAAAATAAAGAATTCTTAAACAGGTTTACAACGTCTGATAATATTGGTTATGACTTTTTAAAGATTTTTGTTACTCTACTTCATTTTTTTTGGCAAAAACCATCGCACAATAAAATCCTTAGTCCGTCTTGTATATGACTTTTGTTTTTTTATTTTTTTTGGTAGCTGGGACTCAAATCCGACTTTAGGGGATGGAAATAGGCTAGTCTTATAGCTTTCATCATTTTTAGGCACGAATAAATCTCCTAAAACTACACTTTTCCGAACGAATATTCTTACCTTTACACACGTTTTTCTAGGGAATAATATTATGTTAAGGAAAAGGATGAGTCAAGTAGAGTACCAAGTCTACTTGACTCGCTAATTGCGGATGCTGAACATCGCGGAAAATTGTGATACCTTTATTTTACTAAAGGTTCGAATTTTTTCATAATCATTTTTGCATCGTTGTGAGAAATCTGCAATTTCCGTTGAAGAAAAACGATAGATAAAATGCCATGGATGTCTAGGTATTTTTTTGCTTTAGCAAGATTTTTGTCATTCATAATTCTTCATTTAGATTTTTGTAGGTAATGACCAGACATAAAGACCCAAAAGATATGCAAGCAAAAATAAAAGAACATGTGGCAGTGAACTCGATTAAGTGCATTACTTACATTTTCCTGATTTTATTTTCTTGTGTTCTATTTTAGGTTTAAGAGGTTTAGTGATTATTTTTTTGACAGATTTCGTTTTCATTTTAGAGTATCGGTAGTGATAGTTCGAGTTCTGGATTTACTTGGGCATTTGTTGTAGCTGTTTCATCAACGACATCAGATGCAGTGCCTTCGGTGTGTATCATTGTTTGATTTATAGTGCATGAATTTAGCCCAAGAGTTAGGAATATTGCGATGACTAGAAGCATTATAAAACCTGCAGTAAGTATCATGTTTTGGCGAAATTTATCAATATCAGAGATGCTATTTTTAATCTTTTCATCGTCATCTTCGTTGTTGTTGTATAGGTGCGGCATATCGACTCTGAATGTTGATATTTTCGTTTGTTTTTTTAATATCATATTCTGAGTATTGAGTGCAAGCATCATCTGTATCATTATTTCCATGTGCATACTCCTGCTGTGTTTTTTTCCATTTGAGTCCATTACACGCCAAAGGTTACGCTTTTTTGGTCAGCGGTTACAACCATTTGTAACCTTTGACTAACGTATATCTGTTTAATATCAAACGTGTTACGCCAAAGGTTACGAAGGTTACGCAAGTTACACGGTCGTTTTGTGGTCAATATTTTCACCGTTTTTTGGTAAGTTTTTGGCAATTTTACAATTTCCATTTCTTCCAATATTCCTGATTTTGTGTAACCTTCGTAACCTATATATATATATCATTAATATTAAGTATCTTATAGGGTTACAGAGCGGTTACA